GCCACTACGCGGGTAGCACATCGACTGAGCGTCAGAGACGCGCTGACCTCTCCACCAGAAGCGTTCCTCGTTGTTGAGATAGTCGCCAGCAACGATCAAAGTGGCCCCGATCTGGTCGTCGGAAGCCGCATCGTAGGCGTACTGTCTGTTGTCACAGAACGTCTTAAAGTCTGCCACAGAGGCAAACGAATTGGCGTTTGGGACGACAGCGCCTGTTTCGATAGTAAGAGTGACCGCCATGTTCGGACCTCTCTAAATGGATAGGGGCCGCAAGCCGCTGATAGCAGCCAACGGCCCCACGGTGTTATGTCCGAAGCAGTTACTCCGGAAGTTTCACTTCAACCGGCTTAACTCGCTCCTTCTTTTCCTTTTTCTCCACAATGGGCTCTTCCTCGGCAACAGCGTAGACGACGAACCCGTTCGTCAGACGCCGTTCAAGCGAACCTTCCGGCCAAGTTGCGGTGTCTGCAACGTCGATGTTGTCACCGACCTTGTAGTCACCACAACCCGCCTTGAAGTCGATCAAAGCCTTGAGTACAGCCTTAGCCATTAGCTAACGATGCTGGTGAAGAAGTAACCCAGCGCCGAAGAAACGACCTTCATATCGTAGGACATCTGACCTTCGATACGATCCGACTCAAGGTGCTCCATACGGAAGCGCTTGATGCGAATGCCGCCCTGCGAGCCAATCAGACCGTTCCAGCCGAAGATGTAGCCAGCGGTCGGCTCCATGATCGACGGACTAGGCGTGCTGTAGCACAGAAGCGCCTGCTTGCCGCCGATGAAGGCGGTCGTCGCCGAAGCACCCTCGACGCTCGACGTATACACCGCCGAGGTCACAATCAGGCGCTGGACGCCGAAGTAGTTCGCCAGCATTCCCTCGTCGATTGACGCGGCGCTGGTGTACTTGTACTGGTCGCGGACTTCTGCATTGCTGCGGAGCTTGAGCAGCACCGGATAGCCGATGAGCAGCACGTTCGGAATCTTACCCGACGCCTGAACAATCGACAGCTTGCCGGTGTCAATGTCCGTACGCGGCGAAGCCGAAGCAGCGTCCCACTGAAGCGTCTGACCACCGGTAGGAGCCGATGCGACACCAGTGATGTCCGTACCCCAAACGCCGGTCGTGAAGTAGCTCGTCGCGAAACGACGCTCGCGGCGAATCATCATCTTCTGCGTCACGAACTCGGTCGCTGCCGTGTCCAGAGAAAGGACCGAATCGGCGTTGGCCCGGAGCTGGTCCGAAACGTCCTTGTGGAACGCTTCGACCGTCGCCGAGTACGTCGAGGTCGTCAGCGAGAAACCACCGCCAGCCGACTCAGAACCCGGAGCGCGAGTCTTAGCCTCGTCACGCCAGAAATCGTCACGGTTGAAGGTGTAGTACACGTCAGACTGGTTCTGAACGGGCACGATCGGAAACACCTGATCGGCCACGAAACCGGTCCGCTGGATATAGGCAACCGAGATGTTGGTGAGCGGCTTGTTAACGTGCGCATCACCCTGAGTCGGCTGTGCCTTGCGAATAAATTCAGACATTATCTGCTTTTCTCCTATTAGACCTTGGGAGCGCCAGAGTACAACTTGACAGCGACGATCTGACCACTAGCGCCGCCTTCAAGAGCGATACCCGCGATACGATTGCCGGTCGTCGCAGCCGTGATAGCAGCACCATTGGCGTCGCTCATCACTTCCGCACCAGCAGCAACCGTCCCGCCGAGTAGGACCTTAGTGATACCATCGCAGTCGATTTCGGCAGACTGGCCGGAGGTCGGCTTGTTCTGAAGCACGCCAATGGGCGCATCCGTCGAAGCCGAGCAGGCCGCTACGGTATTCGCGCCAGACGCCTTCACGAAGCAATACTGCTTGGCCGACAGGTCAGCCGAGGCAGTGAGCGAGCCCGGCTTAAAGCCGGGAATCTGATACGACATAATTATGATTCTCCTTGAGTTACTTCGTGAGGGACTTTTCGTACAACTCCGGCTTCATCTCAGCAGCCTTCGCAAAGGCAACCGCGTAGGTCAGTTTCGTGTCGGCCTTCATCAGCTCGGAGGTCAGAGTCTCAAGCTCTGCCATCGGGCCAGTCGGAGCACCCTTCTCTACCGAACCGAGTTCGTCAAGCACGCGACCAGCCTTCATGGCCGCGTCATACTTGGCGAGCACGTCGTCAAACAGCGCGACGACATCGGTGTTATCGCCAATCGCCTCAAGGGCCTTGGCAATGCTGTCCTTCGATACCGCCGTATCGCGCACCATAACCGCAGCCTTCGACAGACGATCACGCTTGGCAATCTCGTCGCGGGCAGCCTTCGCGTCGTTCTGAGCCTTCTCGATCGCCTGAGCCTGCTCCGACTTCACAGCGCCAACAGCCTTGGCGATTGCCGCCTCAACAGCCGCAGCCTGCTCCGTGGAGAGACCCTTGGTGATCTGTTCCAGATCAGCCTTGGTAACTTCGCTCATCTCGTTGTTCTCCTGATTCTCGTTAACCGGTGCCGGGGCATCCACCGATTCAGTTTTGACCAGCGCGAGGATGCTATCGCGGAACTGCCCAACCGTCTCGTTCAACATCTCTGCCTGCTTTGCTAGCGGCAGTGACCCATCCATCAGAATCTCTTCGATGGACATATCGAGCGCGGCATTGTACTCAATCGCCTTCGAGACTCCGGCGCATGAAGCACAGTACCCGCCTCTCGTATCGCCTTT